GATTCGCCCCTGTGGGTCGATGGTTTGCGTGATTTCGTTGCGCTTGGTGATCATGGCAATCCTTAAATTCTGTAGTGCCCCGACAAAAGAATCGACCCTGCGGCGTCCATTGGGATGTTTACCGATGAGCCCCCGCCCGTTGGGATGGATGAAAGCAAAAAGCTGCTTGAACTGACGCCCGCATATGCCTGCATGACATGGCCTGCCGTCATCGAAACGTCTTGGTTCCACAGTGCGCAAGTTGGGAACAGCCCGACATTCACCGGAAATGGAAGCCCAGCAATGGACATCGTTCCCGTCCCGGTGTGCCCAGTCCACACAAGCTGGATTTCAAAAAAGACCCTGTTTCCGATCTTTGTGTAAAACCCGACTTGGCCGGAATATGTGCCAGTTCCCGGCAGCGTCCCGCCAACCACTGAGGGAGTAAACACCCCCTCTTCGTAGTCGTCCAACACGTTGACATCTGCGCTGGGCACTTGGATTGCGGGGAACTTGATGCCGTCAGCCGTGATGACCCCGGTAAACACCGGATCGGGGTTCAGGTCTTGCAGTTGGATGTCGGTGACAGTCGCACGCAAGACGTTTGCCACAGTCACCGTGTAGCTGTAGTTCCCGTCTGGAGCGTAGAAGAAGAACCCCCCGAGGCTGTCAGTTGTCGGGACATACGCCGCCCCTACAGCGTTTGTCTGGTACACCGTCACAGGGCTACCACCTGGGAACGATTGAACCGCAATGACAGCGCCAGGAACAGGACGCCCCTGCGAATCTAGAACAACGTCCTGAAACTTCTGCATCTTATGCCTCTGCTACTTCTTTTGCGGGCCTGCCGCGCTTGGGGGTTGCGAGTTCTGCGATCTGCGTCTTGAGCAGTTCAATCTCTGCCTGCAGCCGGTCGTTTTCAGCCGCCTGACGAGTCACGACAGAAGAGTCCTTGGCCGACAGAAGCCATGCACGGGCTTTCCCTCGCAGTTCCATGTAGCCCATGCCCATCCGCTTACAAATGTTGTCCGACAGTTCTGCGAGTTGCTCGACAGAGCGGACCTCGAAATACTCCGCTTCCTTGACTTGGCTGCGGTTGATGACCGGCCACATCTTCAGCGGCGTGCCTTCAACAACGTCTTTTAGACCTTCTTTGAACCTTGCATACTGCTTTGGGAATTGCTCTTTGTGCCCTTGAGTCACAGGCACTTCAATGATGTTGGTGGAGTCACCGGGCACCATGATTCGCACAAATTCGCGCTGCTCATAGACCGGGCGTCCTTCCTGCTCCGAGCGAAAAGGAATTTCCAGAGCGTCTTCGTAAAACTCGACGTACAGATTGTTTGCTGGGGAGTTGTCCACAGTTCACCTTTGAAAGAAAACGCCCCGGAACCGCCGGGGCATCGGTCTGGAATGAACCAGATTTATGCCGACAGGATTGCGAACCAGTTCGCAGAACCCACGCCGACAAAAAGAGCGCGGCCACCGGCAGCAACGCTGAAACCGCCAGTAGTGACAGTCAACGCGTTAATTTGTGCGCCGGTAGACGGATAAACCAGCACTGCGTTAGCGCCGGAATTGATGACAACCACGCCGGAGCCTTCCTCGGGTGCCATGAGGCGCACACCTGTAGAAGCAGCGGCAGTCGTAACGCGATTGATCGCGGCAGAGAGTTGGGTGGCGTCGGCGTTCGTCGTGCCTGCGGCAGTGATGGAGTTCACCACATCGCCGCAGACGTTGATAGCCTGTTGCGCCGACAACCCCACACCCATGAGTCGGGTAGGGATTGCCATGATTACACGCCCGCCCGAGAGAACCAGCCGCGATCACCCGACGCCATTGCGACCGCAGGCGACAGGTACGAACCACCCGAAGCCGTCGCAAGGAACGTGGTGGCGTTCACAGTGCAATCGGCATCACTGGCAGAAATCACGGCGTTGGCCTGTGCGTACACGTAGATGCGCCCGTTAGAGCCGAAAACCTGCGCCCCGAGTTGGAGAGCGTCTTCAGCGCCAGTGTTCGCAGCAATGTCAGCCGCCGTCGTGATGGTGTTGAGATCAACCCCGAGAACCGGGGTGACAGTGAAAGGTGCAGCCATTTTGATTTGCTCCTATGAATGGTTGATTAGCCAGCGTGCAGAACGCCCTGGAACTGAGCGCCCGAGCAGGTCAGGTTGCCCGAGAAGCCGATCAGCTTCACGACTGCATCCTGATTGATTGCCGAACGATCGTCCCCGATTGGCACGAAGTTGCGCTCGGCATGCGGACGGAAGAAGATGTACTTCGTGTTCAGGAAATACATCTGGTTAGCCGTCATCGAGCCGCCGACACCGCCGTCCAGGACGACATCAGCAGACTTGCCGGTGCCGTAGTACTTCAGCGCAGAGAAACCAGCACCCGCCATCTCTTCAGACTCGACACGCTGGATAGCCTGCAGAGACTCCAGATAGAGCCGGTAGTAGTTGTTGTCCGCGACGATCAGGTCAGCGGAGTCAGTGCCGCGAACCAACTGCAAGGCAGTGCGGTTCATGTAGCTCTGAATGTTTGCAGCCGTCGCGGCAGCGCCGCCGTTGGTCACGGCACCAAAGCTGATATTGCGCCAGAAGGCGAAGTTCAGCCGGTTGATACCGCCATAGGTGCCAGAACCCGGAGCAGTGGACACCGCAGCCGCGAGGCCGGTGATGTCTTTGCCGCCGTTGCCGGTGCCGTTGGAGTAGATGCCAGCAGAGATGCGATCCATCAGGTTGGCCTCGGCGACCATGATGCGGCCCTCGACCAGATCGATGATGCGCTCTTTGCCGCTGTTCTGGATCATCTCCAGACCCGAGACCGACACGGCGGCAGCGTACTGCTTGATGTCGAACTGAGCCGCAGAGATGGGGCTGTTCGGCGTGATGTCGATGACATCGTAGCCAGAGTACGAACCCGCGTTGCGCGTGCTTGCGTCGAGGTACGCCAGTTCCTGCAGGATGACGTTGCCGCCGCTAAAGGTCTTGACGTTGCCGCGCTTCTTCAGGCGGAGCAGGAGAGCAGTGTTCTGGCTGACGTTATCGGCCAAAGCGCCGGTGCGGGATTGGATACCCGCAGTGATGATGTCACTGAGATTGGCGAAAGATGCCATGATGATTCCTTTGAAGTTTAACCGTTGAATGCAGCCTCAAGGGCTGCGCGAAGGCTTGTCGGAGCACTTGCCGAACCGGAAGCAGGGGAACTACCACGAACGCTGACCGCTGCGGATTTCGCACGGGCTGCAATGGCTGCTGACTGCGCCTGTTTCAACGCTTCCTGCCGCTGCTGTTCGAGCAGGGCTTGTCGCGTTTGCGGGTTGGCATACACCGCCATATCATAGGCGTCCTTGAGGTCTTTGGCGCGTCCCGCTTGTAAAAGCGCGGCCATATCCTCTCTGACTGCCTCAAAATGCACAGCATCCTTGGCAAATTGCTGGATTTCGCTGTTGAGCGTTTCCTGCTGCTGCTGTTGCTGTGTCTGCATGAACTGCTGTTGCTGAGATTGAATCTGCGCCAGGCGCTGCTCCAGTTGCAACGTATATGGGTCTTTCTGCGGCATGGCCTGCGCCTGCCCCAGGTCAATGCCGTACTCCTGCGCGAGTTGCGACAGGTATGCGGCCTTTTGATCCGGTGCGCTCGTCCGCAAGATGTGATCGGCCTGCAAGAGCTTGCTAACCGCCATGTCGGGCGATACGCCAAGAGACTGAATCGTCTGCATGTACGGCTGAATAGCCCGCTCCATGCTCTTGCCTAGATCGGCGTGAGTCTTGAACCCTTCGATTCCCTTGTGAAAGTCAGTCTCGCGGCGAAGAATCTCGTCCTGCACATGCGCGGGCAGCTTGTCGAACTCTGCTGCCGCATCCTTTTTCCACGAAGACGGCGGGCGCTTTTCGGGGAGTTGTTCGGCAGGCTTTGCCTCTTCCGGCTTGGCAGCGAACCGCCCTGCCTCATCGCGTGAGCGGGCTTCTGCCGCTGTTTCCGTAGGCGCTGCGCTTTGCGCTTCAGGCGCTTCCTGCTTGTCTAGGGCCGACTCCAACACCGAGCGCAAATCTTGCGGTTCTTGTTGGGTTTCTTGGGTTGCCAAGTCACCTTCCATGCTCATTCCTTTTGTTTGGACGTAAAAAAAGCACCCGAAGGTGCCCTGCTGCTGCGTCCGGCCAGCCTCAGTCTTTCCAGTACCTCATAACCGCCTGCTCTGCGGCTTTGCGGATGCCTGCGCGGTCAATCGGACGGGGTTTGTTCACTTGTTTCTCGTTGCCGATTTCGATCAGCCGATGCTGCTTCAGGTGTTCACGATGCTGTGAGCGCGAACTGATCCACTCGCCCGTCTGCATGCTCTGATAGCCCTTGATGTCGGGCATGATCATCGGCGCTACGGGTTCGCGGCGGCGGTACTCCTCCTTTGGGATTAGCTCAAGGGTTACGGGGTCTTGTACGTAGACTTTTCTCATATGTGTCCTTACCGGAAGGGGATGGGATTACAACTTCGGCAACAGGCCAACGTCTCGGCACCAATCTTCTGGCCCAAGCACTGAGCAAGTTCCGTCAAGGTTCTTTGGCGAAAGATAGTCGAACATCTGCTTCAATTCTTCCCACCAGATCGCAAGTGCGGCAGAACCGATACGGGCGTCGAAGTAAGCCACCGATGCCGTACCAACGGCAGTCCCCAAAGCCAGCGCACGCGCCCTGTACGCCGATGGAGACTCCGAGCCGCTGCGTGCAATTGGTGCGCCAGCAGTTCCTGTGACGTTTGCCGTGCGGTCAGCATCAATTCGGGCAGAAGACAACACGCCATGCCAGTACAGCCATGACGTGCAGCCGTAGGTGATCGCACGATCAATTATTGGCTGAATAGCTGTCCAGTTCAGTTGGTCGAGGCCAGTCGCTGGCAGTCGGAAAGGGTCTTTCACCCCGCCCTCTGGAAACACATAACGCCCATCGGTTGCGCCGTTGCGGTTTGCCACATACCCCGCCCGCGCAAGCTCCCGAATCATCAGGGCGCTGCTGGAATTGTTGTTCGCCACCCATACTTTCGTGCCGCGAACAAACCCAAGGGCGGCAAGGCCGTCGCGTGTGCCTTCGACGGCGGCACGCATCGTTGCCTCGTCAAAAACGGTCGATCCTAGAGGGCGGTCAACGAGGTCATCACCCGTAATTTCAACGCCTGCGGCAGATGCGCGCCTGTAGCCGTCAAGTGCCGCGCCAGTGAGGCCAGATAGATATTGCGCGAGGTAAGTTGGCAGGCCTTTTGACGCGGCGTAAGCCATAGCCGAAAACAGCATTTCAGGGTTCGCGTTGTCGCTCCCCAGCACAAAACATGGCGTGCTGCGCCCCCCTCGGCGCACTGCCTTAAACTTGAGTGTTTGTCCGGAAAACTTGTTTATCCGAAACCGGAAATACTTGATTAGCGCCGTCCTATCTGCGCCAGTACCCGCGTTTACACCCGTGTTAATCACACCTGGCCAAGCCCCGCAAGCGGCGTCCGTTGCTGCGGTTGCATCCCATAAATTTCGGATGTACTTTTGCCCGCCTTTCTCTTTGGTTTGCGCCGTGGTCTGGTCGCAAACCCAGACCCGCACGTATTGGAGGTTCGTCGGGAAAAGATTGACCGCATCATTCCCAAAGTCAAAGAAAATATTGAAGTTGACTTTGCTGGTATCCGGCTCTGGAAGTCCAAACTCAAACGCGATCCCATCGTCGTCGCTGATGTTCAGGCCAGTGGCGTTGTAGATGCGGAACTCGGCGGTGTCGGTGTTGGGCGTGAACTCCAGGCAGGCTGTGCCGTCATACCAGCCGGTCGGGTTGTGGGTGATCGTGCCAGTCGATTGCACGGCCAGATTGCCAGCGCTTGCATAACTGCCCGATCCGCTGAAACTCGCTCCAGCGGGCAGTCCGCTGACGGCCATCAGGTCGAATGCCTCCGCACCCAGCATGCTGCGCACGACCTTGTTCCCGCTTGTGAGGCGAGTCCCATCCCCTGACACCAGGGATTGGACTCCGTTCACCGTCTGCAGCGCCACAGCCGAAGATTCGTTGCCGACAGACGAAACGGGCTGCGCGGACTTATGCCCGATGCCGAGGGTGTAATACTGCCGCCCGGTGATGTCTACTGATCCTGCCATGATGTGTCCTTAAAGTAGAAGCAATAGCTCTTCGTCTTCTTGCTCGATCAATTCTTGTCGCCGTGCTATCAGTGCCGCAATGATTCGCGCCTGCTCCGAGTAGTCGGGCATGTACTGCGCTTTAGCGATTGCTTTTGCTGCGACTACTTGAACCGCTTTTACCTCTTCAATCTGCTCTTCGATCTCTTCGATCAGTTCGGCGTGAATTTTCTTCTTCTCGCGCTCCCTGATCTTCTTCCACTGCTTGCGCCAGAAGCCGTCGTGCGTGTCCTGTAGCCCGCCAGCAGTGCCAGACGCGCTTACCGAGTCATTGGCGTTCGTTACCGCTACGGTTCCCGTAACAGCACCCGCCGCCCCATTTGCCGCAACGCTGTCGTTTGCGTTTGTCCGTGCGACCGTGCCCGTTACCGTTGTGGTCCCGCTTGCCGCGCTGGAGTCGTTCGCGTTGGTGTACGCAACAGTTCCCGATACAGCGCCGCCGACAGAGCCTGACGCCGCTACGCTGTCATTAGCGTTCGTTCTTGCCAGCGTTCCGACAACCGTTGTAGTCCCGCTTGCGCTAACCGCATCGTTCGCATTTGTCCTGGCCAGCGTTCCAACGACTGTCGTTGTTCCACTCGCCGCAGATGTGTCGTTAGCGTTGGTTACCGCAAGTGTCCCGGTAACACCAGCCGCATCTGTCGTGACATCACCGACAACAACGTTGCTGTATGTATCTGCAACGCTATCCCAGACCACCCACGCCAGGGTGTACGCTGTGCTGGCCGACAGTCCGGTAATCGTCGTGATTTCGTCAATCGTCCGCGTGCCCGTGCTGCTGTCGGTGACAGGCTCGCTGCCGCTGTAGCTCGCGGGCGATGAGTTGGAGAGGTTGCCAGCCTTGATCTGTGCGCCGGTTGGCACACCCGGCCAGCTCGCGGCGGCGTGCGCGATCCAGTATGCCTGGTATTGCGCGGAGGACTGCAGGTTGAGCTGCAGTAGCGTGAGCAGCATGGCTTACAGCGTTTCTAGCGCGGCAAGGGTGTTCTGCGTTTCCGCGATTTCCGCGTCGATGGTGGACACCCGGTCCAAGTCGCCCAGGTCGGCAGCACTGGTGCGAAGCTGGCTCAAATTGATTAGCCTGCGCTTGAGCATCTCGATGATTTGAGCGATAGTCATTTCACACCACCTGTGCTCGCAGCAGCACGGTGCTGGTGTTCAGCACCATGTACACGTAATCGATCTCTGTCGCGCCGTCGGTGTACACGACATCAAACGCCGTATCCCCAGCGATGGCCGCGCCCTGCGTGTACGTCATGGTTGACCAGCCAACCTGCTCATTGGTCACCACGTTGTAACGGAACCATCGGCCCGTGGCGTCCTTCTGCGCGTAGATCCAGTCTTTGCGGTAGACGTATTTGCTTCCCGCGCCGAAAACCTCTGTTGACGGTGCGTAGGTGAGTGCGCTGGCCCACGTATTGAGCGCGATGTCGTAGCGGTCGAGCACGGCACCAGCGGTTCCCCGAAAGCTGTAGATGAACCGCCCGTTGCGGATGTCCGACTCGTTCGTCCACGCGGCGTCCGTCGCCTCATGAACCCAGTGCGCAGACATTCCAACGCCGGGGGCGGCGGCACGGGCGGCGGTCGGGGACAAGGTTGTCCATGTGCCGCCGCTGATTGAATAGCGATACAGCGTGACGGCGTTGCTGCCGAGGTAGTAGATGAAGTCGTCGTTGCCCTCGATGTTGTACACGCTCGTAGCGTCGGGCTGCGTTGTCCACGCCGCCGAGGTCGTCAGCACGGTGCCGGTGTTGCTGCTGATGGTGCGGATCTGGCCTGCGCCCGTGCCTGACACGATGCGGACCTGATAGTTCGCCCACTGGTTCGTCGTCCAAGTCTTCGCTGAGTTGGTCAGCGTCGACGCGCCGCCCGCAGTGGCCGTGCCGGTGGCGAATGCCCTGTAATCAGAGCCGACCCAGGATGGCGTGGCGATGAGTTTGGAGTCCGTGCCGATCACTGCCGCCGGAGCAATACCGTCTGTCGCGCCGGTCTCGGCCGATGTCCAGGTATTGAGCGCAAAATCGTAGAAGCGGAACACCGCCGCAGTCGTGGTGCCCGCCGCCGTGATGGCGTTCAGCACGTACCACCTCGGCGTCAGCAGTCGGTAGGTGGTCGAGGCCGTGAACGCCGACGCCTGTACCGGGACGGTAATGACCGAGTTCGTGCCGACCGTATTCGACGAGATCGCCAGTGTCGCGCCAGCGTTCGGGCCGCCGGTGATGTGGATGCTGTAGCCGCGTAGGTCACGGGCCAGCGTCAAATTGGTCGTGATCGTCGAGGTCGTGCCCGCCGTCGCAGTACCCGAGGGGCCGACAGCGGTTGCCACTCCACATGCTCCGACGGCAAAAGTGCCAGCGAGCGCACCAGAGGGGATTTGCACCGCCGCATCTTCCATCGGGCTGTACAGATAGTGCACCGTGGCGCTTGCGACATACAGCTGCTGCTGCCGATAGTGGCGCGACGATGCGATAAACGCCCCGGCGACGGTTGCCGTCGGTACGGGAGTGCAGAACTCCCAGCGCTTGAGGTCGAGGATTTTACGATTGCCGTTGGTAGTTGTCATTTAGGTCACCGAAATGTTGCGGCGCAGGCTGTCCGCGCCAAGCCGCATGAGCGACGGGATTTGCTCGGTAGCCGCGAGGCCGCCGATCTGGGTTTGATTGGTCAAGGTTGCCATCGTTGTGACGGTGCTGACAGTGCCGACTGTCGTGACGGTGGGCAGGGTCCCGGCTTCGACGTTGACCCGCATGCGGTTCGCTGTGTCGGGCATCATCTGGCCGATTGAGCGGGTGAGCGACTGCACGGCGAACCGCATGGCCTCGATGGCCTCGATCAACTCGCCATAGGCCGCCACCGGCAGCGGGCTGGTCTCGCTCGTATCGACAGCGGAGCCGTCAACGCCCCAGGCCGGTTTTACCCGCTGGAACTTGACGCCGCCGATGTCGTCCGACGCTATGACATCGCCGCCAGTGCCGGGATTGAGGGTCGTGTTGTCTGCCATGCGTTAGCTCCAGGTTGCTGTGACTCGCGGTCGAAACGCCGAGGATGTCAGCGAGCCGGGTACGTAAGTGGGGAGCGAGAGGGTCGGGTTGAAACTGGCCGCCGCAGTTGCGGGGATCCAGATTTGCCGGGGGGCGAAGAGCTGCCAAGGGTCTGCGGACACTTGCCTGATTTCGGCATCAGTCAAGGCTCGCCCCCAAAAAACCCCCAGCACAACATTGGTCGCCGCGTAAGCCGCCCCGCTACTCGCTCGCACAAGCCCTGATATACCAACCTGCAAAGCCGCCGATGTGCCTGCGGGCGATCCAGAAACGGAAGAATCGGGAATGCCATCAACAAAACTATCCAATACACCGTTCTGGAATCGCATTACCGCAAGGTGCGGCACACCATCTTCGAAAACCGTTGCAGATGTGTCTGAGCCGACGATGTCAGTATTGGGCGCTCGATACCACAGCCGCATCTTTGTCGCAGTTGAAGCACTCGAACCAATGAAAAAGATATAGCTCGATGCGTCAGCTAATCCGTAGCATCGCCGGTCTGTTGACTGTGCCCCCATCACTAGCGCCATCACCGTTTGCCCGTCTGAGGACGTCACCGTACCTGGAATATCCCGATAAAACGCTTGGCTAGAACCATCTCCCTTGAACGCGATGCCTTTGCTCGTTGGATTGAGCGTGGGAGCGCCAATCCTGAGATACGGGCCGATTGCTGGAATATCTGCCGCACGTACACCAACCGCCAGCGGATTGCCCCAATCCACCTCCACCGCATCTTGCGGCTGGGAGTCCCACGGCAGATTGAGCGCGATCCCAGACACGTTACGGCGTCCCGACAGTAAACGGCCGGATTTTCACGACAGCGTTTGTCCCGCCGTCGTTGTTCATGTTCTGCGCCGTGCCGTTCTGGATGTAGAAGTCCACCAGGCGGCACCCGTTGAGGTTGATCGTGATCGTGCGCCGCTGCAACGCATCGACCGCCGCCATGACCCACGAGCCAAAGAACCGCGCCCCACCTGAAGCCGTGCCGCTCGGGGCGTCGGTGTCGTCGTCCGTGCCATCCGTGTCCTTGAGAACGCCCCACAGCGAAACGACAGTCCCGGCAACAGGTGCCGCCGCCCAGTCAGGGGCCTCCAGCATCGCCTCGGCAAACAGTGCGTAGGGCACATCAGCGTCGGTCGTGTTGTCGAACGTGGCCGATGGTGCGCCCGAGAAATTACCGGCCGCGATGTCGGTGGCAGTGTTGATCACCGTCTGCGCGGTGCCGTAGAGCATTCGGGTGGCAGTGGCCATTACACCCCCTGAATCACGACGCCGACAGCAGCATCGACAGCAGTCTGCACGGCAGCGTCAGTCGCCCCGGTGATTTGCGCCAGCGTTGCGGCTCGGTTTTGGATCAGCACCGGCCAAACCATGCGCGTGGCCTCTGCTTCCGGGTTGCCGAATACCTTGGACGCCCAGCGCACCCGCGCCTGGTGGTTCGGTGCGCCAGTGGACTCCACTCGGATGTTGTCGGCGGCGACCAGCGTGGCGATCTTGATTTTCTCGACCAGCCCGCTGTTAGCCGATGCGGTCACAAGTTCTGCAAATGTGGCCATGATCAATTGCCCTCAGTGATGACGAAGCTCGTAACACTCACCGGCTGCCCCGAAACAATCGTGGTCGTCGTCAGGTTCAAGTCAGAACCAGAAGTGCCTACATCGCCATCAAGCACGAAGTTAGACCCGCCCGACTGCACGATGCGAAACCATGTCGCCGTGCCCGATGCGTTTGCGCTGCTGTCCTGCGTGATAGCGTTGAGCGTCAGCACCCCAGCAGAAGCCGCAGGGGCAAACGTAGCCCCGCAGGTAAGCTCCGCAAGCAGCGTGGTCGCAGTGCCGCCCCGAGCAGGGCGTGTGCCGTCATAGATGCGCAGCAGTGCGTTAGCGCCTGCGCGAGTCGTGATCGCGTCCAGCATTGCGTTTCGAATGCTTGTGGTGTCGTATGCAAGTGCCATTTCTATACCTCTATTGCGCCGGTAGCGCGGCCATCAGGGCCACGCTGTAAAACCCGGTTACGGGGCTTGGAAATCTGCGCGATGATTTCGGCTTGGCTTTGCTGCTGCAGGCCCATCAGGTTTGCCATGTTCTGATTGATCGCCTCAACCAATTCAGCCAGTGCGCTAGTTGGCTTTTCCTCGCCTTCTTCATCGATCTCAGTCGTTCCGTCTTTGGATTTCGCGCTAATCGCAGCTTGCTTCAGGCTTGTCTTGGCTTGAATCTCGGCCACCGTCACCTTAGTAGACGCTTCAAGTTCAGCCTTCCAGCGGTCGAACTCCAGCCGCTGCGCCTCTGCCGTCGCCGTTTGCTCTGCCTTCATCTGCTCGACCTGAGCATCAATCTGCGCCTTGAACTGAGCTAGCTGCATGTCCGATTGCAGGCGCATCTGGTCGGCCTGTTGAGTGGCCTGCATCTTCGCCTGCTCAATCTGCATCCGGCCCTGCTCGACTTGCTGCTGTGCTTGTAGCTTCAGCATCTCAGGGTCAGGCGGCGGCTCTGGCTTTGGCTCTTTCGCCTTCTCAGCCGATGCGGAAATGAACTGCTCTAGGCTCGCCTCCATGCCCTGCCCCGCCTTGAACGAGCGAACGCCGAACATAAGCATCTCACCGAGCAGCGGGGCCAGTTCTGTCGGGGCCTGCACAGCTTCGCGGATAAACCCGCCTGCTGCCGTCAGGAACTCCAGCCGGTCGGCCTTCTCCTGCGCCTCGTCCAGTTCGACCATTGAATCGCTGGCGACAGAGATGCGGAAAGAACGAACGACATCGTTGCGCAGTAGCTCGATGGCCTGCGGCAATAGTGCGGCGTCTTTCGATGTCTCCATCGACGACATCTTGACCAGCACTTCAGGCCGATACATGCTGCACATGATCTGCGCCTTCATCCTCAAGATGTCCGACGCCATCCGCGCAACGTCCATCTGGATATGCTTCAGGCGAAGGCTTGCAAACTGCGACTTGATCTGCTGCGCCGTCGCTGTTTCACTCGCAACAGATGCGCCCCGGATGATGTCCGATAGGCCGGTAATCTCGTAAATTACCTGCTTCGACTGATCCCGCGCTTGGTAGAGCGCCGCAAGAGCCTGCAAAACAGCATCAACCGGAAGAAAATCAACCGTTCCCTTGAGTCCGCCCTTTTCGGCGAACATCGCCCAAGTGGACACCGGAATCAACTGGTTATCGACGCCTTCATCAAGCATCCGCTGGACGCCCTGCTGGCTTGAATCGTAGACCCCGACCACCTTGACAGCCCGCACCAGCAGCGAAATGCGCTCGGTGATCTCGTCCATCTCTTTCGCTTGGTCTTGATACTGCCTGAAGTCAGCGACGGGAATCAGCGTATCCGTCGTCAGGGATGCGTACAGCGGCTTAGGACACGGGAAGAAGCCTTCCAGTTCTAGTGGATCAGGGCGAACGTCCAGAATCTCTTGTGCGCCCTCTGCGTGCCAGTAAACGACTTTCTCGCTCTTGTCCCATATCTCCCAGACTTTCGCCTTCTTCATGCGATCAAGCTGGTCGGCGCTTGCCCCGTTCGACTTCATCTCATCGATGCCGATAGGCTCATGGCTCAGTGGAACGTCCTTGAAGATGTCGCCGAACCGTTTCATGCCCTCGTCGCGGGACATGTAGACCAGACGCGCCACCCACGATACTTCCTCCCATGTCCTAGCGGGCGAAGTCCTGAAGTCTTCCCAGAACACGTAATCGACCGGGCTGCACTCGTATGCGCCCATGCTCTTGGCGTTTGCATCGTCCGTTACCTGAGCATCAGGAACGCCAGCATCCTCCGCAGGCTCAAAGCGAATCCAGACCACGCCACGCCCCGGCAACAGCCTGTCCAGCACCGCGTTTCTCAGCGCAGAGTCAAAGTCCGAATAGTGGTCGATCTCAAATTGAAGCGCCCGCTCCAGCACTTCGCTTGCGCACCGTCCAACAGGGTCAGCATCCTTGAACCTACGCGATACCTCTGCCTTGGGGCGCTTGGAGTACACCGCAGGGGCGAGCGTTTGGACGTTTGACCAGAGTATGTTGTACTTGCGGGCGCTATCAGACAGCCCGCGATCGTCCCGATACCGCTTGACGATCTTCCGGCCAGCAGCTAGAAAGTCTTTGTCCGTCTTCTTCGCTAGCTCTAAGTCGGTTGACCAGCGGCGAGCCAACCCGCCCCGGTCAATCTCTTTCTCGTCCATTACGCAACAAACACCGTCACGGTGCCAGTGCCGCCGATAGTGACAAAACACCCCGTGGAAAACGCCGCAGGAATGCGCAGGAACTGCCCTGCCGTCAGTGCTGCAGTCGTCTCAAGGATTACCGTACCCGTGGCCGTAAGCGAGTCCCACACTTTGATGGTGAGCGAAGTCGAAGTGCCGACAAGAATGCCGCCAAGCACACCAGCGCCGGACTTGGCCAGGCCAGATGCTGCCAGGGGGACTGCGCTGTATGCCTCGTGTGTAATGCCTGCCATGCTATATCCTTTCCTGTTTCTTGCTGCGCTGCCATAACTGGTCGAGCGTTGCGGTTCTGATCGTTCCATCGGGCATGCCTCGCGCTGCCCACACTGGCCCCGGCTCTGTCTCTGCTGGCCGCTCTGCCTGCCAAGCAATTGCCATGTACCTGGCCGCATCTGCTGCGTGGCTTGTCCAATCGTGCAGCGGCTTGTCCCGGAATACCTTCTTGTCGCTGTCCCACTCCCTGCGGTACAGCTTGAGCGCCTCAATACCTTCAGCGCATTGCGTCTTGTCAAACCACATGCGCGGGAATGCCATGCGAAGGGCTTGGATGCCGTCCTGCAGGCTCAATTCCGGCACGATGCGGCTTGCATAGCCACGCGCAAAAAACTGCTCCTGCGACGATTTACCGCCACTGGCAAACGTCTTGGCCCTCGCGTCATGCGGCAACCACAAGAACGGCTTTTCGCCTAGCTTCGCGTAGTTGTATGCCTTGCTGTCCAGCAAATCCGCGTAATGCTCCACGCCGTGCCCATTGGCCGCGTAGTAATCGATAACGTGGATTTCGCCCCTGACAACCTGATAGAACCAGATGGCCGTGTCGTCGCTGTAGCCGATGTCCCAAGCTGTAAACACTGGCGCAGCCCTGTCATAGGGCACATCCGTTATCTGATGCCCGTATGCGTCGAACTCTTTGGCGTAGTACGCACCAGCGATTGCCGCCTCGAAGCTGCACTCAAACTCTTGCGCGTACTGGTCATCTGTCATGCCCCGCGCTGCGTCCGCAAGCTCTGACGCCTCAATCAGCCCCGATGTGCTGGCCTTCAGGAGCATGGTGAACCAGTCGTCACGCTCTAGCGCAGAGTGATACGCGGCATAGAACTCGTTGTGCCCTTTCGGCGTACCGATGAACACTGCCCAGCCTTTGCGGTCTGTCAGCATGGGCCGAACCACTTCGCCCCACACACTGGAGCGCATATCCGCAAACTCATCCAACACCACACCGTCGAGATACAGCCCCCGCAGCCTGTCGGGGTTGTCCGCGCCATACAGCCTGATGCGCGAGCCGTTAGGCAGGTCTGCCCTGAGTTCGCTCTCGTTGTACTCAACGCCCGGAATGTCTGCCGTCAGCCGTTTGACGTATATCCATGCAACGTCTTTGGCTTGGTTGAACTGCGGGCACACATAGGCGTATCGGGCGTCCTGCTTTCGCGTGAACAGCGCCGACAAGACAAGCTCTGCAACGCATGCAACGGTTTTGCCTGCTCGCCTATGGCATACCAGCACAGCCCATCGCTCGGGCCGGTTGTGGAAGTCTATGAACGGCTGACGGGGCTTGTACCCGTTGATGCCTAGTTTCTGTCTTGAATCTTCTGAGACAGCCACGACAGTCCAGACACTTCAAACCGGATGGCGTTGCCGTCAGCGCCGGTTATCGGCTGTTCAGCCTTGCCCCATCCGCGATCCATCAGCGCATTGGCAGCACTCACCTGAGCATTTGGCGAACCTGTCGCCATCACCTTTGCCAGCGTTTCAATGGCTGAACTGGTGTATTGCCGCGCCAGTTCTCGAACGTGTTTAACGTCCTCTGGCAGCTTTGGCCGTCCAGATGGATTGCCGCTCACCCCTTTGGGGAATGGCTTGCCTGACGGCTGTTTACGGCTGTTACCAGCGGACGATGCAGGGTTTCCCATATCGCCTCACTAAGAAGAAAAAAGCCCGAACGAATCGGGCAAGGTGCAACACACCAGGAGAAATTTTTGGGCGCACTTGCCCACCTGTCGGCGATGATGCCATAGATTCTTAGAGAATGCAAGCCCCCATCAATCTAGCCTGCAATGCGTTTCTGGCCTCCCTCAGGATGATCTGCCGCTCCTCTACGTCTGCCGGTAGCCGTGCGCTGTTCCAGACTGCCTTACCTGTTGCTAGGTTTCGGGCGTTAATCTGGATGGCGGTGCATTGGACAGATGGAAGTTCGAAAATGTGGAAGTTGACGGCAACCATGCGCGGGGCGTCTATTTCGTGGTCTACGATGTCCTGCACGGCGTCCCATCCTCGCGGGCTTTTGGCTTGGTTGAACATGGGTGAGCCGTGGATGTCGCTTACATATTGATAGACCTTTGCCCATTGGTGCCATGCAATCAGGAGGTCGTCCAAGGTGTCGCAGTCACGTTTCATAAGTTCACCCCTGATCTGATTTCGACACCGACCGCCGCCACAAGTGCCCCGCCCTTTGGCCCATGCTGCCAATCCACAAGAATAGGCCGGAACCTGCTGTCATCCACCCCGAGCGCGTATGCCATGCCGTCTAGCAGCGCCTTGGACGCCGCAAGCATGTTGTCTGCGTCCCTCTTGCGCTTGTCAGGCGTGAGGAATAGCAGGGATAGGGCTATCGGGCCATCAGGTGGCGTGTAATCGCCTTTTGCCTGCTTGGTGAGCAGATAACCTGCCTCATGCTGTGCGGTGCGCTCTGCGACGGTTTTGCCCCAGTGCTGGCCGTTCTTGCGGTTCGGGAATAGCGCAGAGGATGGGAAGGGCAAGCGGACGATCATTCAGGGGCCTCCAAGAAGTCGCCATGCTGTTGCACGAACTCGAGGAACCTGGCCGTTTCCAATGGCTTTAATTCGGTTTGACCGAGAGGCCACCCCATCAGCCACTCGCAAAAAACCGGATTCAGCCGGCCAGTTGCGCCGTTGGGATTGGCCTCTACGAAGTGATCCAGCTGGTCGAACTCGCGTGATTTCCCGTTCTTGCGCGTCAGGGATGCAGGCGAGCTGCCCTTTGCCGCTGTCGCTGTCGCTGTCGGGAACATGCGAACAAACCCCGCCAGAGTAGTTCCGTTGGTCGCATACTGCCCCGCCACTTGTGCGTTGTCTTGTGTGGTCGGCGTTGGGAAGAAAGTGGCCTTCTTCTTGGCAGCTGCCCGATACGCCATCTGGTTGAATTCCTGCGAGCTGTCGCACATCCTGGCCAACGCGGCTAAATCTCCGTCGTTCGTGCCAAACCTTGTTTGTGGCGTGGGCCAGTATCCAGATTCGCTCTCGGATATGGGGGGCACCAACATCGGCAGCTGATAGCACTCCCCATCGAGCATCAAACCCGAGCGCGGCAAGGTCAGCAAGCACTCTATTGAGTCCTCTAGAAACGAGCATTGGGCTGTTTTCAGCGTAGACGTAGCGGGGTCGTACTTCGCCAATAATCCGAGCCATTTCTCCCCATAGCCCAGACCTCTCGCCGTCCAATCCGGCCCCGTTTCCTGCCACGCTGATGTCCTGGCACGGGAACCCTCCCGAAACCACGTCAACAATTCCGTTCCAAGGCCGCCCGTCAAAGGTTCGCACGTCATCCCAAATCGGGAAATGCGGGAATGTTCCGTCGGCTTGTCGGGCCAATAGAACTGATCGGGCATATGCGTCATATTCAACGGCGCAGACGGTCCTGTGTCCGAGCAACTGGCTTCCGAGAATGCCGCCACCAGCCCCGGCGAAAAGCTCCAACTCATTCACTGCACCCCCCGATAGAACTGCCCAAAAATCTCCAGAAACTGCTGCCTGAGTGCCTCTGCATACTCTGCGTGTCCCTGGTCGCGGCGCTCTTGGATGCGCTGTGCAATGCGATGCTCTAGGGTGCTGTTTGGCAAGATCATGCCAGCCTCCAGTTCGTCGGAGCGAGATCGCCCGTCAGCACCAGGGCAAGCTCAATCACCTCGGGCGGAAAGTCATCGCCAGCCCGTAGGCAGTCGAGGATTACGCGGGCTTCTGCTCTTGTCATGCTGTCACCTCGTGCAGATGCTGCGGCATAGCAGATCCGCGCCAAAACCCGTCACTGCCAACAAACATGCCTTTTGCGGTCATCTCAAACGGCGTCATGCAGCGGCGATTGTTGCCCTCATGCTCTCCGGTTCGGTGTTTGTCAAAGGCGTGAGTGCTGTTGAAATACTGCTTGCAACCTTGGCATTGGTTGCGGTCGCCTGTGAGTTTCATGCTCTTGTCCTCAGTTCTGCGAGCTTTGCCCGGTCAATGGCTTTGTTTAGCCATTCAGATTTGAGCAGTTTTAGCTTGGCAATGCGCTCCGGCGTTAGGCGCACGCTG